CCTGTTGGTCGCAGCCAAATTACCCTGACCCAAGGCAAATTGGTTGTCTACCGAACGCCCCTGAATGTCCAGACCACGACTAGCCAGAGACCCTTGCTGCGCGAGTGACCGGTTGCTGAAGTCCTGCGTGAATGCCTGATTGTTTGCGGCAAGTCCGTTGTTCCATGCGTTGTTGAATGCGGAGGAGTAAGCATCGTTCTTATCCCGTCCAAACTGGCTCGTTGCCCGGTTCCATGCGTCGCTTCCGCGCATGATGCCCTGCTGGGTCAACTGCTCCTCAAGGTCATGGTGGGAGTTTTCCCATTGCGGATCCAGACGAGATGTGGACTGGTCATAGGCAAACTTCTGACCGGCCTGAAAATTCTGGTCTCCACCGAGTTGCTTGGTGTCGACCGAAGTCCCACCCGGAGCATTGGGATCACCCTGCGTCTGCGCTGCGCCTTCTCCATACTGTTGCTTCCACGCGGCCGCAATCTCTGGACTCTGGCCTGCAATGTCGCCGAACGAGGTGTTCTGGTTGAAGGTGGTCTGCTTGTTGGCTGGGTTGGCGTAGGTCGCAGAGTTGTCCTTATTGAACGTGAGTTTCCCGCCATTCCAGTCAATCGCCTGACCGGTGCCACCGTACTGCTTCCACCCGTTGTTCCAATTTGTCAGGTGCTGGGCGTTTGGCGTCCCTGTGCTGTTCAATAAACCGTTTGCCGGTGCTGCCATTAGATTACTCCTCCAGTTTCGTACACATAGTCAACGGATAACCATTGAAGTGACGATGCGTTGTTAACGACCTTCATGTGAAGGGCCGCGCAGTAGCCGACGCCGTATGCCTGACGCCAGGTCTCTTTGATATTTGACACATCACCCCAGTAGAACGTGTTCCACAGGGAGACGTTCCACAACGACCCGCCCGAGGCGATGAACGTAGCAGACCCAGGTGGCGGGGAGTCGTTAAAGTCCACATCCACGCCGATTGCCGGGGTAATCGACCCCGAGGTGTTAATCACCGGCCGAAGCATCTTGATGCTCTTGATCTGCCCGGGTGACCCGAAGTAGTTAAAAGCAGTCTTCACCTCTCCGAAGATGAACGCTCCATTGTCAGAGTTCCCGTAGTCGGCCTTGGCGACAACCGCGGTCCCGCCCACAAGGTTTCCACCGTAGTACAGGCTGTCCCCGAGCAGAGCAAAGCAATTCGCGTTCCAGTTGGTGAACCTGCACCACGCACCAGATATCGTGTTCTGGACATACTGGTATTGCGTCGTGCCTTCAGTCTGCGGGACGTTGACGATCAGCTTGGAGCCGATGGGGTACAGGATTGCTTCCCACCCGAAGTGGTCCCCGTAGTTCTGCACATCGTTTGATACCAGATTGACAATCTTGTTCGAGATGGCGTCCTGGGACTGACTGCGGTCGGTCAGGAGTGCCTTGGATAAAGGATAAAACCCATCAGCGCCCAAAACAATAACGTCAGAACCAACACGACAAGTAGCGCGTCGGCCAACGGGTCTTCCCAAGCGGAACATACCCTTGAGTAACCATGTCGCAGCGTTTGAAGGATCAGATCCCGCATACATCGCCACCTCGCCCTGAGAGCTGATAAAAATTGCATATTCTTCGACACCACCAGCGTTGTCTACGGTCCATGTGGTCATGGACATCAGATACCCGCCCAGCTTGAACAGGGGCGTGAAGTCGATCTGTGAAGCAGCGCCTCCCAAGGAGGAAAGCGGCAGATACCAGATGGAGAGCGAATTCTTCGGGATGAAGTACAACCGGTTCTTGTACGCATTGATGCTGATAAACGTGGTCGGGTCCACTGCGGTGATAGAGAAATTGACCAACGGGGTGACGATGCCGGTGACCGTCGTGACCCCGAGCGCACCCGAGAGCGTGAAGGTGAACGTACTCGCACCCGTGACAACGATCACATACGTACCGTTGTACCCTGCTGGGGTAAACCCCGAGACAACCACGCTCATACCCGTCTTCAGGTTGTGCGGGTTCGCCATCGTGCAGGTGGCCGTTGTGCCCACGCTGGTGATACTGGTCACTGCGGTATTGAACGCGGCCGAGAACGCATTGCCCCATCCTGATCCGTTGTAGATCAGCGGTAGGTCCGATCCGTTTACCATGTACAGGTACTGTCCACCGGTAGTCCCGAAGTTGGAGTACTGCCACCGGGCATTGCTGAGTCCCGAGACCTTTTCGGCTCCCACCGCGCCCTGAGTAGTCGCGTCGTAGACCGAAGTGCCAGACACCGCAAATAGTGAACTGGTGGTCGAGTTGTTGTACGTTGCCAGGGTCTCTATCGCCGCGGTGAACCCTGTCACCCAGTTTGTGTATCCCTTGCGAAGATCGACAGAGGTCGGTGACGGGAAGAAGTTGTCCAGCACAATCGCGTCGGTCGGCTGCATCGCGGCCAGCGAGTCGCGCGCGTTGAGTCCAGAAATCGGGGACGGCGTGCTGGTCGTGCTGGAGTGCTGCGACTTGCTGCGCTGTTGGGCGGCTTGCCTCATACGCTCCAATTCCCTGCCGGCACAAATACGCCCGGTTTGATGGAGTCATGCACTCCGGTGAGACTCAAGGTAGGTTTACCCGCATCGCGTCCCATCATGTCAGCTATCCGGCGCTCGTATTTGGCAAAGTCCTCGGCGTAGTTAAACCCTTTGGCCTGTTTCCATCTCCACAAAGTCCCAAGAATCAGAAGTTGGTCATCAATCAGGGGGGTGTCGGTGTCGATCTGCCACGTAGAAGATGCGACAGAACTACTCACCCAATTTAAAGAAATGTACTCAAATGCACACGTTTGACCGGCCGGCGGGACGGGGTAGAAGTTGATTGCGTTGGAGATGATCCGAAACGAATTGAACGGACCATTGATCTGCATGGCCTTCTGTTGTTGCCAGTCCTGCTGAGACCTTGGACCGTAGACAGGTCGGCGTAGGTCGCGGTTCCAAATCGTGTCGTTTACGATGTAGTTCCAACCCGGAGTCAAAGTATCCAGGTCGGTCTGAATTTGGGTTGCAACGGTCAGGAAGGTAGCTTCTCGCTGGAGAGACTGCCACTGATACCGGTCAGCCTGTTCCTGACCTTCCTCGTTGGAGAGGTCCAGCAGTTGCTGAATCTGGATGTCGGGATTGGTGACAACACTGCCAGGAGCCGTAATGCCGATCCGTTTGCATACGCTCTGGATAATCTGCAGGCAGGTCATCGCCATTTTTTATGCCTCGGTTTGTTGCGCCTTACTGCGGCGAGTTGGTTTGTTTTCATCCATCGCATCGACACGGGCGGCAAGTTTCTCTACCTGTTCCTGCAGTCGGCGGTTCTCTTCTTTGGCGTCTGCCAGTTCCTTGACCACTGGCGAGAGGTCCTTCATTGCCTGGACATCGGCTTTTGCCATGTCGCGAAGCACCCGACCGTCCATCCCAATATCGCCCAGTGTTGCGTCTGGAACTGCGGCCAGGTCCTCCACGGTGGGGAACCGCTTTACAAGTTGTTCGCGGCGGGACTTGAGAATCCGGCCCCATGTAATCAGCGGTGTGCCTTCACGCGGGATCTCATTTCCCTCGCGGAACTGGGCCAGACCATCCTTGAACGCTGCCACCCATGTGTGGTCGTAGCGACCTTCCCGTGCTTCCCTGCCTTTTCTTTCAATCCACTCCTCGGCGAAGAACTCCATTGGGTCGCCACGGTGCCCGTGGGGTGTTACCAGAATGAAGGTCATCAGCTTGGGGACTTCGTACCCCGCATCTTTGGTCTTTTCAACATCAAGACCGTGTTCGCGGTTCTGGAAAAAAAAGTATGGAACTCGAGACATTGGATCGGCGTAGGCCATTGATTGTTTCCTTTGAAAGAGGTAGCTCTTTGCGGTGCGCCCGACATGGACACACTGAAAAAAGCCCCCACCCCGAGAGGTGGAGGACTCTTCTTAGGTAATTGCCCCTTGCAGATTTGGCCTGTTGATCTGACCGACGATGAAGCCGGTGTAGGTCATGGTCACGCTGGAACTACCAC